GATCAAACGACTTCTGCCACCGTTGGCCTTCCAGCTCTTGGGCGTAGGTGAGCGTCCAGCCTTGGAACTTTTCCAGTTCTTCGTCCGTGATCCGGCCATCCGCAGCAGCTTGCTGGATTGCGCCGATGATCTGCTGATTTCCAGCAAAAGCGGATTGCTCGATGTATTCCATCGCTTTTGTCAGCCTGTCCGGCTCCGGCACGCTGATCAGTTGCTTTGCCGCATTACCAAGGAACTCCACGCCCTGTTTCTGGACCGTGATCTTGCGGTCGTGGTCTTGCCAATCCTGAAGCGTCTTGGCGCGGGCCTGACCCTGAGCGTAGCCTGCTGTTTCAAAGTCGCCCTGACCCGCCGCCATTTCGCCAAGCCCGGTCCAGCCGCCCGTCTTGAACGTCTCGCCGTAGGTCTTGCGGCGCTGCTCAGCCGTAGCGCGGTCACCTGCGCGCGTGTAGGCATCCGCCGCTTCAAAGTCCCCGACTTCCATCAGGGCTGTTGGCGCCATCTCGTAATTGCCAGCCTTGAACGCATCCGCCGCGCTTTTGCGCGCCGTGTCCCGGTCACGCTCCTTGCGCTGCTGCTGGCCCATGGCAAGGCCGGTCTGGAAGGATTGGAAGATGCTCATCGGACCCTCGCGTTACGCGGCTTTGTTCTGCGGCTTGTAGAGCTGCCCCGCAGCCCAGCCGCCCCAGCCCGCCACGTCAGACAGCCCGCTTTGCCATGCGCTGGCAGAGTTGAGCTTGCCTTGTGCAACCGCCGAGCCGCTCGCCTGTGTCAACTGGCTCGCATTGTTGGCGAAGTTCTGTCCGGCAGAGGCTATGCCCGTGGTTGCGCCGTAACCCTGATCACTGATGCCGCCCAAATAGCCCATGTACGAATTGAAGTTCCCCATCGCGGCTTCATTGGCGACTTCTGCCATGCCGCGCGCCGTGCGTCCGCTCAGCGCCGATCCTTGCGAGCCTGCGAGGTCCACAAATTCCCGGCCCGCCTTGTCCGCGTAGAAGTCACCGATCTTCCCGAACGTCGTCTCCGTCCGGTACTTGTTCCACGCTTCTTCTTGGGCCTGACCCGGCGTCTGGTACTCCGCCATGTCGCCGCCGCCCTGTGCCATCTGCTGGCCGTCACCGCCCGGCATCATTGCCCCGCCGCCGATCCCCGTTGTTCCGGGTACGGCAGGCCCGCCCGTAGCAGGCGCGCCGGGGGTCGGAAGCCGGTCGCCCCTCTTCCAGCCCTCGGTGTTGAAATAATGCTCCGTCGCCGCCATCCAGTCCCGGCCCATGCGGTCGAACGTCTTGCCGTTCTGCCGGTAGAACGCCTCAATGGCTGGCTTGTTCTGCTGGAAATACGCCTGCATCTGGTCCGCGCGGCTCGTGCCAAGGCCAGTTGGTGGCGGCGCTAGACCGTTGGCCGCCGAGGGCGCACCGCCGCCCATGCCAAGGTGAGGCGCCATGAGCGCGAACGCTGCATTGCCGCGCGCTTGATAGGGGGCGAGCTGCTGCTGGGCGATGTCACGTTGTTCGCGCTGGAAAGCGATGGCCTGGTTGTTGGCCTGCGTCTGGGCTGACGCGGCATCCTTGGCTGCCTTAGAGCCTTGTGAGGCGCCGTAGAGGCTCGTTCCAGCCCCGAGAATAGCGCTGCCGATGATGGCTGTCTCAATGCCCATGTGAAACTTCCCTTACGAACACGCCGCCCCGGTCTTCGAACCCGAGCCGCTTCAGTATCCCGTGCATGTATTCATGGCCTTCAGTGACGCGCGTAACCGATACCGGCTCGGCAATCAGTTCTTTCAACAGGCCCCGCGTCAGCCATTTTCGGCGCCATTCCGGCAAGATTGAAACGTGGAACTCCGGGCCTTTGAAGTACGCCGCGCCAATGGCAAGGCCGTCCCGCGCGATAACCTTCACGTCCCAATCGCTCAGCGCAGCCTCATAGGCTTCCGGCGTCGGCTTCTGCGTCCAGTCTGTTGCGACATAGCCAACCCGAACCGCCAAAGTCCTGTTCGGGACAAGCCGTGTCGCCATCAGGCATTGCCGCTCACAGCCGAAGCATAGCCCTTGCGGGCCACCTTGCCCTTGGACGCCATTTCCTCATCGGGGTCGGTCAGCACCGGCTTTTTCTTCTTTGCCAGCGCGGTATCGATGCCCAGCTTCTCACGCACGGCGCGGCGAAGCAGCTTCAGTTGCGCCGGCGTCGGCTTTGCGGTGTCCTGTTTCTTGCTCATCTGGGGCCTCCAATGACAAAGGTGATTGATTCTTCGCGGTCAGAGCCAAGCAGTTCGGCAAGCGATGCCTGCGCCCTCTGCTTCACTTCCTGCGCGCTCGGGTTCTCGATGCGGAAATCCACCGCAAGCCGTCCGCCTACGGTATCGGCTACCGTGTCCAGCCATTCCTGCGGCACATCAATCTCGCTCGCGCTTTCCGTCACGTCTTCCATCACGCGGTCATAGCTGACCCGGATCGTGCGCGCCGCCGAAGTCGCGTCAGGCGTAGGCCACACCACAATCGACGTGTTCGCCCGCTGGCGGTCAATCGTGTAGACCACTGGCCTGCCCTGCTGCGTCTTCGTGGGCAGCATTTCGTAGTCGTCGTAATTCCAGCGGCCCATGATCAGCTCGCGGCCGTTTTCTTCCTGGTAGAACGCATCCCTTACCCTGTCCGGCCTCGGGCTCAGCGTGTAGCTCGCCTGCGCTTGGACAAGGTCAACAGTCTGGCTCGCACGCCGCCATTGGCTCGGGCCTTGCGTCTGGAGCAGCTTCAAGAGCGCGTTCAGATGCGCGAGGCCCCGCGCAAGCTGGTGCGCAGACAAGTTCTGGCCCTGCCCCAACATCTGGATACGCTGCGCCGCCTCGATGACAAGGCCGCCTGCGGTGAGGGTCCATGTGATGCTCATGACCTGCCTGATGCCGGATCGTAATTGGCTTGTTCATCCGTCGCTTCGATCAGGACTTGGGGGCGGCTGTCTGGCAGCGGCTTGCCTTCGTTCGGATCGATCTGCGGCGGGTCGAGTTGTGCGGGCCGTGGGTCGAAGCACGGCCCGCACACTTTGAGGTTAGTCCATTCCTTGCGCAGGGATTTCAGCCGGTGCTTCTCACCGCAGCGGTCACACAGCCCGTAAGGCTGTCCGCTGAGATAATCATTGCCGGTGAAATCCTGAGCCATCAGGCAGCGCCGTCCGAACCCCAGACCGCACGCCAGTCATTGCAGGTCACGGAATAACGCTCCGTGGCCTTCATCTTGGCGTTCTCGGTGTCGAAGTCGTTGTCCTGCTGAAGCTCCATCGCGCGGCGCTGGTAGCGGACAAGGCCTTCCGGCACATCCGTTTGCAGGAACCACGCGGTTGGGCTGGTCAGGTAACGGTAGTTGACGAAATCTTCGCTGATCAGGCCCATGGCCTTCGTTGCGTTGATGTCGTTGTTCGCCGTGCCGGGCTGCTTGTCAGACGACAGGAGCCGCTTTGCGACGAACGAGAGCTGCGGAGGAACAATCAGCCGTTTCGGGCTGACGTTGATGCGCAGGCCACGGCTGTTCGTGAACAGGAACAGTTCGATCTGGGCATCTTCCAACGCCGCTTCCGAAAGTTCTGCATCCACGGCCAGCTTGTTGGCCTTGTTGCCCGCCAGCGTCGGGTGAGCCGTCGAGAACAGTGCCGCGCCGTCGCCGTAAGTGGTCGAGAAGCCGGTGTTGAAGATGCCGGCGTGAACCACTTCCTTGGTCTGACGCATGGAATAGGCCAGATTTCCCGCCCGGCGCTTGCCCTTGGCTTCGTACTGGTTGTCTTCCTTTTCCTCGCGCGTCACGATGGCGCCGAGGCCGTAGACCGCGTGCGTTGCACGGTTCTTGTAGCCTTCGGAGTCCGAATCGTAGGTGATCGACTGGCCTTCCTTCTTCACAGAAGCATAGCCAAAGGTCGTCGATTCCACGACTTCTTCGTAGGCTTTGTCCGAAGACTCTTCCTTGAAGATCATGTCGCACTGCATCGGGATTTCCTTGTAGGTCTTCCCGAAAAATGCCTTCACGCCAGGCCAAAGCGCTGACGGGTGGGCGGAACGTGTGATGACTGTCATGGTTTACAGCCCCGCTACCGCCGCAGGGCGGTTCGTGTGGATGTTGATGGTGACCAGATACTTCGCGTAATCCTCCACGGCCGTGTTATCAGCACGGTCAATGGCGTTGCGAATGGTCAGTTGGAAGGTGGCGTCAGACGCAGCCGACGAGGAGTCCAGCATCCAGCCGGACTTCTTCGTGTAGGTCGAGCCCGATCCGGATACGAGGTTAGCGTTCCAGCCCGCTTCGGAAAGCTCAACTGCGTTTCCGGCCGAGTCTTCCTGAATTTCGAACAGGAGGTTCGGATCGTCAGCAACGTAGACTTCACGCAGCGTGGACGCGAGGCCGTAGCCGTTCTGCACAATGGAAGGCGTCGGACCAAAGCCGACGATGACGCCGGTGATCTGGTTCGTTGCGCCTGCCGTGGCCACGTTGATGACCTGGTAGGAACCGCCGGACGTGCCGGCGACGGATGTTCCCGTGACCACAACCGGGTCACCGATGAACATGTTGGTCGCGTAGCTTGCGAGTGCGACGTAGGTGTTGCAGGCCCCATTGTAGGGACCTCCACCAAGGTAACGCACCGGGCGCAAGCCAAACGCCGAATTGACGTTAGCCATTGGGTTTTGCCTTTGAATTGATTGAGGGGGTTATTCGAAGTCCGGGTTGCGCACGGGGCGCATCGCCACGTCTTCGATACGATTGGTCTTGAGGGCGTATTCATGCCCATCGGAGTCAGGAGCGCGCTGGATGTCGCTCGTGCCGCGCATCATGTCGGCCATGTTCTTCTTGTGCAGCGTCAGCGCAGCGGCGGCGTCTTCTTCGAACCACGGCTTGTACTTGCGCATCAGCACGGTCTGCATTCCCTTCCCGTTCGGGTCGGTGCCTGCGTGACGGACGACTTCCTGCCCGCCGATTTCCTCGCTTGGCACCAGCTCCCATTCACGGGCTGTAAGCTGCGAGACGTTGCCCGGCGTGTCGTTGACCCACCGATAGCGATAGTTTGCGTGATCTAGCTGGCCGTCATCAAGGCCGAGCCGTTTGTTGAACCCATGGTCAACAGATCCGCGCTGCATCCGCTCCGCGCGGCGCTTGGCAAGCTCTGCATTCGGTCCCGACTTTACGCGGGCGCCCCGGCGAGGCTTCACTTGTTCCTGTTCGGTCTCGCTCATAGCAGTTCTCCACCTGATTCCTGATAGACTTCGGCCCATTCCTCATAGGAACCGAAAAGCCCTTGCTTGATGTCTTTCGCAGCCTGCGTCCGCGCTTCAGGCGGTAGCCGCGAGGCCAGAGTTTTCGCTGCGCCCCGGCGTGCACTGCCAAGGACGGGCACTCTCGGGCCGTCTTTTTCCGCTCGCCGCACCGGTTCGGGGTCTTCCTCGTACCGTTCGGCAAACGTCTTCCGGATCAGCTTGTCAGCGGCTTCCAGCGCTTCAGGCAGGGAGCGGCCGCTTTGCATCATCCGGGTAATCTCGGCCTCCACGAGGCCAAAGTCTTCAATGTCCGCCTCGTCATCGAGGAGCCATGCGTGGTCTTCCCAAAACGGCTTCTGGACCTTGGGATAGCTGATCGGGAAGCTCTCAACCCACTCGTCTTCAGCCTTCTTGAGCTGTTCGGGGGTCAGTTCGACCTGCGTAAGGTCTTCGTATTCCTTCTCGATGCCTTCCAGTTCAGCCCGGAGCGCGTCTTCTGCCCGCTCGTCACCCTTGGCAACGGCCTGACGGATCAGCGTGGTGTATTCCGATCGGACACTGGCAAGCTCGCGCTCATGCTTGGTGCGGACCATCCGCTCCATCGCCTCGACACGCTTGACGACCGCATCGTCAACGCTCTTTTTCGTGTCGATCAGCTCCTTGCGGGTCGCTTCAGCCTTCGCCTTGGTCTGGCGGATGAACGTTGCGGCGTCCGTCCACGTATCTTCTTGGCCGGGCTTCGTCTTCCAAGCCGTGCGGGGCTTCCAGCCAAGCTCGGACGCAAGCTGTTCGACTTCGGAAAGCTCTACCGCCTCGTCAGCAAGCGCAGCTTCTTCAACATGGTCTTCGGTATCGGCTTCGATGCTCATGCGATCACCTTGGCAGGCTCAGTCCGGCGCACGCCGAGGATGTCCTTGTCCTTCATGATGCGATAACGGCGCCCGTCCGTGCCGATGAAATTGCGCCCGCCGGCATAACGCGCAAACATCACCACATCACCGGGCTCCGGCTTGCTGTTCCACGGCTCGATATTGCCGTTTGCGTCCTCGAAATGGAACGCAAACTCCCCGGCGCGGACCACAAGGCCCTCGATGCCTGCCTCGTCTTCACGCTCAAGGGACGTTTCGGCAAGCAGCAGCCCGCCTTTCGTCTTTTCCTCAAGCTGGCGCGGCAGGACAAGGATGTTGAACTCGAACACCTCGATTCCGGGATCAAGGTCAGTCAGCTTCGGCAGGGGCTTGTAGTTGGTCAAGGATGTCTTCTCCTGTCAGGTTAGTGATGTCTTCAATGGCAAGGGCCTGGAACTTCAACTGGCTCCAGTATTGCGGGCCGGGCGGTTCGGGATGGTCAAAACTGGCCGCCCATTTGTCCCGCTGGGCCTGCGCCATTTGGCTGAGGCACTGGTAGAACGCCCGTGTCATCGGGCTGGCCTTCCATGCCGCCCATTCCTCCAGCCATTCCGATTGTTGCTCCGCGCTCAAGCGCTGCATTCTCTGCCTCCTGGTTGATCTTCTCAGCCTCGGCCATCGTCTTCATGACCTTGGCCTTCTCGCCGGCCACTTCATGCTTGGCTTTCTCCTGCGCGAGGCCCGCCATCGGGTCAGGCCCTTGCGCAAAGAACCGCTCCGGCTTCGGAATATGCGCGGCCTCAAGCTGGAACTTGATGATCTCCGCCGTGTTCATGCCGGGCATTCCCTTGAACTGCCCGACATACTCTGCCCGCATCATGCGCTGCATATCCGTCACGGACTTGGGGTCAGCGCTCGGGGCAACATCCATGCCCTCAAGGTCGAACTCCTGCCGGATGTCATAGCCCTGCTGCACCATCTGTTGCAGGTCGGGGCTGTCCTGGAACTTCATGTACGTCTCGGCCGGGAGATAGAGCCCGTTCAGCCGGTGCATCAAACGCAGTTCGCGCCGCATCGAGCGATAGACGCGCGTGTAGATCGTGGAGAAGACCTGCAAGCCCTGCTCAATCAGCGCCATAGTGGAGCCCATGGCCTGACCGCTTGGCGCATCACCCGTCAGCACGTCCTTGACCGCTGTGATGTCCTGCGCTGCGCCCAGCAGGAACTCGACAAGCTGGAACTGCACCGGGCTCGGGCCGGGGAATGTCAGCGTATGAATGCTGTTCGTCAGGGCTTGGCCGTCTGCCTTCACGAACTTGTATTCGCCGGGGTTGATCTGCATCACGCCGCCGCGCGCACCTTTGAGACGCAAGGATTCTGCAATGAACCCGCCGCCCGTGTTCTGGCGTGTGCCGGCGTCAACGATCTGGTTCAGCATCGTGTTGATCGCAGCGCCAAGGCTTTCAAGGAGCTGGCCGAACCCCATGCCGTACACGGAGCCGTCCATGTCGGGCAGGAAGTTGTAATCAATCCACGGGCTTTCCCGCAGGATGGTTTCAACATCGCCCATGCCGGTCACCATCATGGACCGCTTGGAGAATGCCGGATCAAGCCGCACAGGCGTTTCGTAGCATTCTTCAACGGTCACGATGTACGGCTCGTCAAGACCATCGCCGTCAAGGTCGATGAACCGGAGCTGCTCAAGATACCGAACCGCTTTCTGGCTGTCTTCGGTGTCATCAGCGTCGTACTTGTGGTTCGCCCACTTGCCGAGCTTGATCAGCCTGCGGATTTCGCTGGGATAGTATTCAATCGGCTGGGTCTGGCGCGGGGCGCGGTCGAAGCTGGGACTGTCATTGTGGACGCAGACATGCTGCGCCCTCGTATGTTCCGCCACGATCCGGCCAAGCGAGGCGTCCCAATACACCTTGCGGAACGATGCGCCCGTGACCGGGATGGTGTGCAAAAGCTCGTCCGTGCCCCTGTCCCATTCATCCATGGCGTACATGAGCTGGTAGTTGTTCCACGCCGTCAGGCGAGACGCACGGGCCGCCTTGAGGCCGTTCGGATCATCGCCCAGCACTTTCGTGACCGTGGGCTGGTCAGAGCGCGTCACAGCGCCGTAAGCACGGCTCCCGAACTGGATCGCCGCAGCGGTCAGCACGGGATACTTGATGTTGGAGGCTTTCAGGAACGGGTAGTTCTTCGCCTCGGGGTCCTGCTTCGCCAGCTTGATTGCGCGCTCTACGCCGTCCAGCCATGGCTTGCGGCTCGCCTCGTCAATCCGGTACTCGCGGACCACTTCCGCGCCAAGCCGGCGGCGTTCGTCTTCCGGCATCAGCTCGATAAGGTTGCCCCGAAACGCTAAGATGTCGGCCAAGTTCTGCGCAACGGACACAGGAGCCCGTTCGGCAGCGCCGTCCAGTTCCTCGTCGTATCCGTTGTCAGTTGGGTTCAGCATCAATACCCCGTGTGTTCATCCGCATGGCGCAGCCGGTTTTCGGCCGCCGCGTCGTAGTCATCGCCGTACATTTCGCGGTCCAGGAGCCCCTGGTAATCCGCTTCTGCCGCTGTCCTGTATCCGTCCGAACCGTCAGACGCCTGATTGTGGAACGGCTTGGTCTTCCAGATCGCCAGCTTGTCGTCCCATTCGCGCCGGTAGTTGGCGAGATGCTTCAGCCCTTCAGCGCAGCCCACGCGGTCAAACGCGCAAAGGTCCATGAACGCCTTCACCAAGTTGATCGAACTAGTCAGCGCCGGGCCGCTCAGGTCCTTGGTGCGCTTCACGATATGCACCGGGAAGATGTGCAGGTTTTCCAGCGTGGTCTTTCGGCTCGCGGCGGCGCTGATGTCCGTCCTTGCGCCGTCGTGCGGGAGGAAGTGTCCGCCGTATACCCATCCGCCGTGTTCGTTCTGTCTCTCTCTCAGCACGCGGGCATAGTGCGGAAAGCTCTCGTCCTGCCCTTGCACGTAATCGAAGAACCGCCAGCGTGACGCGCCTACCCTTTGCGCCAGCCAGATCGTCATGAGGTCCGACCGGCCCAAATCCCAGAACGTGTAAACCGCGCCGAGCTTCGGATCGAACGGGTAATCCCCGATCCGCAATTGCTCACGGGCGCGGCGTAGCTCCTCGGTGTAGTACGCGCCTTCAATCGGGGCTTCGAAGGCTTCCTCAAGGTAGCTCGGGAACTCCCGGCGCATGTCCTCGCCCTGTTGCAGGGCTTGTTGGCTGTACCAGCGCTGCTGCTCAATATCGAGTTCAATGCCGTGCTGGCGCTTGAGTTCCGCAAAGTATGCCTGATGCTTTGCCGGTATCGTGCGGTCAGTCTTGATCCGGTAGCGATTGTCATTCCACCACGGAACGAAATGCAATTTGAACTCAAGCGGCGTCAGTTCTAAGCCCTGATCTTCACGCTCTCTGGCCGTCATGACCATCTCGTGAAACAAGCCGCCCTGCCCCTCGGCTGTGCTTTCAACGAAAATGTGTTGGCCTGAGTGAACCGTAGGGAACGCGCCTGTTTTGATCTCTCGCGCTTTGCCAGGATACTTCGCTGCGATCTTGCCCAGTTCGGAGACGTGCAGGAACTGCAACGTTCCCGAACGCATCGACGTATCAACCCAGATCCGCGACTTGTTCGAAAACTCCATGGCCCGCTCAGAGTTCTGTGTCGCGGCACGCAGTGCCCTGATCGAATCCGGTAGGCGTTCGTAAACGTCCTTAATCTTTTCCCTGAAAATGCGGCCGGCCGTCGGCAGGTCCTGAGCAATAACGCCCATATTGGTGTTGGCATGGAACAGGCAGGTATCGAGGCCCATGATCTGGATCAGCGTGGAAAAGCCAAGCTGGCGGGCTTTCAGGATGACGTTGCGGTTGTGCATCGTATCCATGAGCTTGATCTGTTCGCCATTCGGCCGGAACGGTATGACCCGCCCCTCTTCGTCCGCGATGGTGTAAAGGTTGCTGACGCGCCAGCGCCAGTCCTTCATTTGATCAGCGGTCGCCATTACTCAAGCGCGGCTGTGATGCAATCGAATCGAGGAAACGCTCAAGGCTTTCAGATGCGCCGTGCTTCACGTTGTCCGCACCCTTCTCAAACAGCTTCATGAGCTGGGCAGATGCGGACACGGCGGCGCCCGCCTGTTTCTGCTCACGGGCAAACTGCCGGTCTTCCAAAAGCAGGCGGGCCAGTTCTTCAACCGATCCATTGAACTTGGCTGTCAGGATCGTGTCGCGGGCAATGGCGCGAAGCTCATCGACGCGCTGGTTTATCTCTGGTTTCTTTTTTAGCAGTTTGTTGCACTGCACAGAAGCTACACTGTTGTTTTTGGCGGGGAAACCAGCGTTTATCCAAGCTAACGCCTGTGTTGCGCCTTTAGCCAACTCCTGTGCGAGCGCTTCTTCCTTGTCGTTTGCGAGTGCTGGCATGTCTTTGCCTCTCTCATGAGGCGCTCCGGCTTATGCGTGCGGGGCTCGGACGCTATCAGGCAGGAGTGCCGACCATCTCAAGGATGATTGAGTAGCTGTCGCCAGACGAATGGCCGACTGTGGTGAAGTTGATGTCACCCGTGACGCCGTCGCCTGCGTTGTTTCGAAGCCCGCCGAAGTGCGTGAAATCCAGCGTGCTGGTCTTGTCCGGGCCAAGCTCAAAGATTGGCACATCGGCTGTCGCGTCCCACAAGAGGCGAACCGTCATGCCGGAACAGGTGTAGTGGATCTTGTCGATGCGGACCCGGCTGTAGCCCAGAGCGGATACATCGACCTTCGTGACGGCCGATTCACCCGTGCCGTCTGACAGGTTGGTGAACTTCATCACGCAATTGCGCGGGCCGTTCAAAAGGGTCTGGCTGGCTACGGCGTCGGCCATGGATCAGCGCTCCCTGGAAATGTGAATCCAGTCAAGCTGGAACTTGTCTGTGCCGGTGTCGTTTGCCTCATGGGCGAACGCGATGGTCATTTCAGTGTCGGGCAGCAGGTCGCCCGCAGTGGACGAGGTGACATCAAGGCTGGCCGAACCTACGAGCGTGTAGACATCGCTCACCACGGTATAGGCTTGGCAGCGCACCGTGTCCTTGCCGTCATAGTACATATAGATCGCATAACGCACACTGTCGGTCATGGCGGCAACAAGGGTGCCGACAACTTCGGTCGATGCCGTCTTGCCTGCAATGCAGGTCAGCACACCAAGCAGGGCACGCACCCCGAACTGGTCAGTCGGCTCAGTGCCAAGAATGTCATCTGCCGTGATGTGCGCGCCGATGAACACGCTGTTCTGGTCAGCGTCCTCGATGCTGAAGCAGGTGGAAAGCCATGCTTTCTTGCCAGCAATCAGCTTGACCGGCTCAAACGGGGTCGTGTTGATCGCAAGCTGGTAATGGTAGTTGTCGCCCTGGGCAGTGTCCGCCTCAAACTGAACCACGCCGCCGAACTCATCCAGCATCGTCGGGCCGGTGCCGGTGTTTACCTCATCAAGGTGCCAGCCGGTGACGCCGGCCGCTGCAACGGTGAACCCGTTGAAGTCATCGAAGAACTGCCAGACCTGCGACGGGTCAGGACGGGGAAAGTTGCCGTACAGGTGATCTGCGGGTCGAGACGCAACGCCGGACGGATAACGGACGGGTACAGACGACATGACAAGCTCCTGTGGTTAGGCGCCCGGAATGGGCGCTGGTCATGCAAGTTTGAAGGACGGGGGATTGGGTGCCGGGAACACCCCTCCCGGCTAGGGATTTCAGCGCCTGAACGAGCCGATACTGATCAGCCGCTGGAAATTCAGCGCCACGCAATACGCCCGATTGCGATGAGGCAACCGAGCGCGAGGCAAAGCAGGATGGCGGCTGCGAACAGCATCAGG